GGGCTTACTTGTAAGACTTGTGAGTTAAGGGCTGGTCCGTCAATAAGTTTTTCACTTGCTGCTTCTTCAATTGACGTTTCTTCAAACCCTCCTGACCCGTAGGTCGCTCCCGGCTTAAGTACACGCCCGTCACCTTCGTAACCAACGTCAAATGGATTCTCCTCTTTCTTTTCTGGAAACTCTTCTTCGCTTGTTTCAATACCCGGTAAAGGGTTTTGAGGATCTAAGTGAGCATATTCGCTAATACCTTCTGGTACTTTAGTTTCTGCAATACCAATAGGAAACTTATTAGCTCCAAAGATAACATCTACTAATTGTCCAAAAGCTGCAAGAACTTTAGTTTTAGTTACTTTAACAAATATTCTAGATTTTTCAGATTCTCTAAAGCGTACGTTTTTACCGTATAAACCACGATAATTATGATACGCTTCTAGCCAACGTCTTTCATCTAAGTCTCTAGCACTTTCAGCTTGCTCATAACGATCCATAAGAAGACCAACAAAGTTATTACGTAAGGACTCCTCTAGTGTAAGCTGGAGTCCCTGTTCGTCTTCTACTTGCTCAAAGTACAGCTCATTTGATGTTAAGTTATTTTCATCCATAATTTATTAATCTGGAGTCACACCAAGATGCTGGAACTCAATTAAAAAAGTAACCGTAGTTGCTGCTGTTGCTAAATTACTTGCAAGAGGCTTTAATCGGATATGCAAAGTACGTGCAGCTGAGCTATATAAAGAACCCGCAAGTGTCATTACTTCTGAAGTAGCTGGACCACCGCTCATGGTAGAAAAGCCATTAGCTGCAGCAGGTACACCATTAGCAATAATATAAAGAGGGGTATTAGCTGTAATTGTTACAGCAGCACCACCATCATCTGCAATAGCTTTTTCATCAATAATCTGTCCACCACCTGCTGCTGTTCCTAAGTCAAAATCAATATCGTCACCTGAAGAGCCAGCAGTAACCAAGTTACCATTAGCAATCATAATAAGATTTTTAATTGAAGTGTCGGCAGGTTGAGTAAAGCTAACATCATAAGTAGCGTTAGCCGTTACAGCAATAGTTCCTGTAGTAGCAGATGTTGCTGAAGTAATTACATTATCTGAAAGGGCTTGAACGTCTAGCGACTTCGCTGAGTTACGCCCCGTATCTCGTATATCTACAACCGGGTTAGTCATATATTTCTCCTAATATCCAAAATCTGCATCTGCAGGTGTATAAGCTTGTTCAAGACGTAAGTGCCTTAACTGAGCTAGTGGGTCGTTTACTCTTGGCCTAGACATAATAAGATACCGTAAGGCATCATATGCGTGGTCTGGAGCATGTGTATCTACATCTTCAGGGTTTGATTTATCCAAAGGAATGCCTTGAAGCTCGCGTATCAGGCTAGGACAGCTACTGAAAATCTGTAATCTTGGTCGTCCGCTTGGCTGTAGCCTCAAGTATTCGTGAATTTGAATCTTACCCTGTATTCTATTTTTATCTGCTCTACGCAGCTTGTGGCCTTGTCGTACTAATGTTTCTCCGACTGTAGGGCCTGTAGTGCCTGTTCTAGACCAAGCTGCAGTATCTAGAACCCCTTGTACAGACATGGGATCTTGTAACTCCATTTCTGTAATTTTATAACCTAAGTCTTCACCAGTAAGGCCTTTACGATATAACTCTCTATAAACTATTAAAGTACCGTCACTTGGATCTACTGTAGCCCATATACAGGCTGACTCACTAGCGTAACCATAGTCAATACCTTTAACCCTGTCCCAGTGAATCGGGATTTGAAATGGTGGTATGACATGTTCTTCCATACTAAATTCGGTAAAAGCTGCCCCCTCGTTTACGTCCCAATTACCTTCTAATAGCTGCTTACGTTGCGTTGGGGGCAAAGCTTTAAGCATTTGCTCGTATCTTCCATCCGTTGCTAAGAATGGATTATCTTCTAGACGAGCTGGTATAAACTTTCTTGTTAAACCATCTTTACCTACAAAGCTTTGATCAGGTTCTGCTGGTTCAATATACCTATTTTTTACCCAGTGTGCGCCTACGCCACCGGGGTTAGCAGTACAACGCATATAAGGCGTTATCTCGCTGTCTGTTGTTCTTAGTCGTGAAGCTAAGTAGTTCCAAGAGAACTCTGTGGGTAGGTGAGTAATCTCATCAAAACCTATCCATGAATATGCTTGTCCTTGATAACGATATACGTCTGCATCTCTTTCAAGGAAACCAAACTCTATTTTAGCACCACTAGGAAAGTTCCAAAGCTTTTCTACTTCTCTATATTTACAACCCGGAAAAGCTTTCGGATATAATTCCCTTGACTTATCTATCAGCTCTCGTAGCTCTGGCATAGACCTTCTAATGATCAAGGCCCTATGAGCAGCTCTATGAGCGTATCTGAGGGGGTCTACGAGCATAGCGTAGGACTTTCCACCCCCTGCGGCTCCTCCGTACAATACGTCCGTCTCAGCGGCTGCTAGGAACTCTGTCTGAGGCCCTTCGTTCGGAGCAAATATAACATTATCTTTTACTGCTTCTGCTTTAACATTCTCGGGAAGGATCTCTAGGTCAACAATCTTACCTTCGTTTGTTATAGCATCTGCTGGTTCATCCAGCTTTTTAAGCGTTGTTGTTTTCTTTTTTAATTGTGTCTTTGCTTTAGTTAACTTCTTTTCTAAAGCTTTAACAGTATTTTTATTCTGGTTAAAAGCCTTCTTTGCACTCATTTTGGCTTTTACTTCAGAGTGATAAGTATACTGTCTAGTAGGCTTACCACCTGCTTTTTCTAAATAATTACTTAAGGTTTGATGAGATATCTTTACATCTTGCCCTAGTTCGCTTTTGATATAGACTAAACCCTCTCGTAATGAAGGAATAGATTCATCTAAAAGCCCATTAACAGTATTTTCTAAAACCTCTAGATAGCCGGGAATAGCCTCCAACATGTTTGTATCTTTGTTGTGAGCGTATCCAAAGGGTATTACACCCCTGCCTTTTGGCTTAGTCTTCGGATACAGTGTATTCTGCGTCATCAACTGTCACTGGTGATTTAGCAGGTAGAATAAATAAAGACCCTTGAGAGTCATCTACCTTATGGTTTACATCAATTCGTTCAGCTTTTCCTAAGCCTATACGGTCTAGGATAGTCTGAGCGGCCTGTATCTTTACATTAGACTGTGGAATAGCGTGTTCTGCTTCCATTACTTCTACCAATTTAAAAGCTGCTTTAGGTGCAGATTGTGCTAGGACATCAGAGGCTAGATCTATCATCTCCTGTTTAAGTGCTTTAATGACTTGAGGATAGCTTCCTTCGGAATAACCTGCTAATTCTGCTGCTACTTTTGGATCACCTCCCGTTACGAGTAGGTTTTCTAAAAAACTTTGCTGCTTTTCTGTATATTCTCTTTCTGTTTTCTGAGAATTACGAGGTAAATACTTAGATACATGTTGATTCATAGCAGCTATTATACAGCCGTATTACGATGTTGTCAAGTACTTTCTTTAATTCCTAACGGAATTTGTTGTTTTATTAAATAACACTTGACAAGTTAACAATACAGGTGTATAATATATTACATATTTAAAAGCCTCTAACAACAATAATACAAATTATAACAACAATAATACATCATTTAGAGGCTTTTAAAAGCTTTTAAATAGAGAGCGCAACTATTCCCCCAGCTTTTAAAAGCTTTTACCTGCCCCTACGCCTCACACACTTCCCCCTATGTTGACAGCTTGAAACAGCTTTAAAATGTTCGTGCATGTGTTATGTGCGGGGGGAGGGGTGGTGGCCTCCTGCCCGGCCCCTTGACAAGCTTTGACAAGATTCTCAATCTGACATCATTTAAAAAGTTATAAGCAAACAGCTTTTAAAAGCTTTTGGATATAAGCATAATATTCTCAATTTGACGCAGCTTCTAAAAGCTTCTAAAAGCTGTCCACAGTCTAGCGCCAAAATATTGACACTCTTGTCACAGCTTTTAAAAGAGTTATAACGCGCACACTTTTAAAAGCTTTTAGCTATAAGATCAAATCCTTAGCAATCCTTTCCAATCATTCCTAAACTTCAACAATACCTATGCCAAATGGGAATAATTAACCCATTTTTTAAGTTTAATGGTTCAATTCTAAAGGCCTTTAAAAGCTTCCTAAGGCCTAAAGTATTTTTATGGACTACGGTATTCGGAAATCGTTTCGCGCTCTCACAGCCTCTCACAGCCTCTCGCAGTCTCTAAAAACCTCCATTATCTCTTCATAATCGTACTTGGCACGGTTCGTGCTAAGCAGTGTTGGCATGTTATTTGCTTTGTTTTACTTTTAAAACTTGGCATGATTTGTGCTTATGTTTTCAATCCTCCATTTTCTCCATTATATCTCCATTATCCTTTCCAAGATATCTCAATTTTTCCTATATCTATCTCGCCGCTAATCCTTAATATGGGCATCTCATCAAGCGGAAATCAAAACCGCAGGGCGGCAGACCGAACACCCTCAGCGATTGCAACGGTCTGGAACAAGTAAGCCCAACAAAACAGAGCGGGTT